CATCAAGACCTGCCAAGCTGCCGATCCAAAGTCATTCGCAAAGGACTGCCTGAACTACGGATACCACATTCAAGCAGCCTTTTACATGCACGTCCTGCGGCTTGCAGGCTATCAAGCTGACAAGTTCCTGTTTGCATGTGTTGAGAAAACAGCGCCATATGCCGTCGCGGTGCATGAGCTGTCAGAGGAATATCTTGCCTATGGTAAGTCCAAGATGGATGAAGCCTTGAACAAGATTGCAACGGCCAACGCCAGTGGCGTCTATGACACTGGATGGTCAAACGGGGTCAACACGATTGATCTACCAAGATGGCTGGAAAACCCAGCCGACTTTAACTAAGGGAGCCAACACAATGGCCAAGACAGACTTCAGACAATTCATGTTCCGTGGCGTGGAGTTCAAATATCCGCGCCTTGACGTAACATATCGTTACAACACCGCCGAAAAGCGGTCGGAGCAGTGCCAGCCAACGGCATCAAACGCGGCCTACAGCGTTGCATGGGACGTTGACCACGAAGAAGCCAAGAAAATGTACGGCGAGTTCAAGGCGCATTACGAAAGCTGCGGTCGCAAAGAGCCATTCAGCAAGGTCTTCGGCATGAAGAAGCTGGACGATGGCCGCGTCGAGTTCCGCGCCAAGCGGAATGGAACCAATGCCGAGGGCAAGGTCAACGACAAGCCAAAGGTCATCGACGGCATGAAGCAGCCGCTGGCCGACCTTGGCATTTGGGGCGGCTCAAAGGGCAACATTCGGGTCACAGCCTATCCGGCCACTGATCCAGAAAACATCGGCGGGATCAGTTTGTTAATAGACGTTGTCCAGGTCACTCATGCCGTCTACGGCGGCGCGTCGCTGGATGACTTCGACGAGGTGCCAATGACATCAACAGGCGGCAACCAGCCGTCGGAGTTCGATGACTTTGAAGTCAGCGCAACGCCAGCAACCGCTGCACCAAAGCCAGCGGACGATTTGAACGGCGACGACATCCCGTTCTGATCCAATAAAAAATGCCCGCAGCGGGGAGGATTCGCTGCGGGCAGTCAGGGAGGTAACGAACACATGGATAAAGGCAGTTCGCAAGATGACTATACAAAAAACTGCGCAGACAGGCAAACAACTTTTGCTTACAGCCAACGGCTCAAGCGACACCAAAATCAATCAATTGGACGCGCAATATAACGGCATCACGCTCAAACAGATTGCAGACCTCGTTGATGCGCCACAAACGAAAGACAAGGCCGACGCAGCCTTTGTCATCCCATCATCATACCGCGCCCATGATGGCCGGTCCCACGCAGCCCAGCGCGAGCGCGGCGAATACTGGATGTTGGCGATTGACATTGACGAGGGCAGCCCACGGGCCGATCTGATTGAATATGCACTCAGCGGCATTGTTGGCGATGCCACGCGCCTGACTTACACGTCATCAGGTGCAACCGCCGACAACACGAAGTGGCGCGTCTTGTTGCCGCTTGTGGAGCCTTTGACTGGCGCAGAGTACGTTGACGCGCAGCTGGCCCTGTTCGACCTGATGGATGGCGAGTACGGCATCAAGTGCGATACGGCTCTGAGCCGTACAGGCCAGCCGATCTACCTGCCCAACGTACCCGCCGACAAGCGCGATGCAGACGGCAAACCAAACTTCTACATCGGCGCTAAAGAGCGCGGGCAGGGAATGCTGGACGTCAAGCAGAGCCGGATCTGGTCTAATGTCGAGTTCCGCGCGAAGCAGGCAGAGATAGCAGAGCGCAAGGCGGCGCAGGAACGTGCCGCACGGCAGGCCGCACGCGAAGAAAAGCGAAACCAGCGCCACGATGATCTGGACCCGGTTGACGAGTTCAACCAGCGCCACAGCATTGCAGACCTGTTCGCAAAATACGGATACGAGCAGCAGGGGCGATCTGACAGCTACCGCAGCCCGCACCAGTCATCGGGATCGTTTGCCACTAAAGACTTCGGCACGCACTGGGTATCCCTGTCAGGCTCCGACGCGGGCGCTGGGCTAGGTCAGGCCAAGGAGGGCATATGCTGGGGCGATGCGTTTGACCTGTTCTGCTTCTACGAACACCAGAACAACATGACAGTCGCCGTGCGTGAGTATGCAAAAGAACTGCGGCCGGACCCGTTTGATCGCGTAAACGACCAGATACCAGACGCCTGCGATGATCTAAGCGAATTTGATATTGTGCCGGATGCGAGCGCGGACATGGAAGCAGAGCCAGATCAGCAAACAACGGCAGAGCCAGACATATCATCAGGTGACACATGGCCAACGCCGGTGGCTCCGATCGACGAGGCGAACCTGCCCAAGCGTCGCTGGGTCTACGCGCACCACCACATTCGCGGCTTTGTCAGCGTCACAGCATCGGCAGGCGGGATCGGCAAGACCTCACTCACAATGGTCGAGGCGATGGCAGTGTCGGCAAACAAGCCGCTGCTGGAGGAGCAGGTCAAAGAGCAAACTAACGTCTGGATCATCAACCTCGAAGATCCGCTGGTTGAGCTGCAACTGCGCCTGGCCGCCGCCATGAAGCACTACGGCGTCAAGCACGACGACATCGCGGGCAAGCTGTTCATGGATGGCGAGGACACAATCGGCATCACGCTGGCCGTCGAGAATAGGGACGGCATTGCACAGAACGAGGCCCTGCTTGCATTTATGCGCGACAAGATCAAAGCCAACAACATCGGCTTCGTCATCATTGACCCGTTTGTCAGCACGCACGAGGTCAACGAGAACTCAAACAGCGCAATCCAGGTCGTCGTGGCAATGCTGCGCAAGTTGGCCAGAGAGACAGACGCGGCGATCCACATCATTCACCACGTCCGCAAGGGCAACGGCGATGACGCGACCATTGACAGCGTGCGAGGCGCTGGCTCACTGATCGGCGCTGCACGGGCCGCACGGGTCATCAATAAGGTCAGCGCAGATGAAGCCTGCAAGCTGGGCATTCCCGACATTGAAGCCCGTGGCCTGTTCCGCGTTGACGATGGCAAGGCAAACCTCGCACCGCCAGCAGAGGCTGCCGTCTACCGGCGCATGTTCGGCGTGAAGCTGGACAACGATGAATGGATCGGTGTGGCAATCAGCTACAAGCTGCCGGACCAGTGGGCGGGCATGACAGACCGCGTGGTCAATGACATGCTTGCCCTGATCGACCAAGGCCCAGAGGATGGCGAACACTGGTCAATGCGACCGCAGGACAAGGCAAGATGGGCTGGCCACGTCATCGCAGGCTACACGTTCAAAGACAGCGCAAACAATAAGTCGGACGCGCAGGCCAAGACGATCCTAAAGGAATGGATGGCCAATGGTTTGATTGAAGAGATTGATTACCGCAGCAGCGGCCAACGGAAAGATAGAAAGGGCGTCATATCTACAGGGCGCGTGGGGGAGATGACGATATAATTTAGAAAAACATCAAAAACATTTCTGAATAGGACATTTGGCCCTTTACAATGAGGGCCAGATGTCCTATTTCTATGTGCATAGGGCAATGAAGCCCGCCAATCAGGAGAACGACCAATGACTATCATCGCAAAATTCAGCAACGGCTTCGAAGACAAGTACAACGGCCACCGTGCCGTAAAAGCAGCATGGATGATTACCCGCAAGGACACAGGCAAAGTTTTGATGTCCGGTCACAGCCTCGACCGTGCCAAGGCTGCCAAGACCGCCTCCGGCAACCTGCGCGACCTCGCATTTGCAGTTGGCGTCGAGAACATGCCAGCGTTCGATATCCCCCGCACACTTCACATGGGTGCAAGCTACAGCTGGATGTTCAAGGCCGCAGCCAAGCACGGCTTCACCGGCGGCTCAAAAATGCACGCCTACAAGCAGTGGGCGACGGCCAAGAACGCAGAGCGCTGCGCAGCCATCGAAGCAGCGACCACTACCGAAATCGTAGACGTATAACCAAACGGGGGCTTCGGCCCCCTTCAAATTCACGGAGGAAAGAATGATTGTAAAAAGAATCACAAGGCTGCAATACCTGCCGTTCCTTATAGATGTGCATTACGCTGGCCGGTCGCCGTCAGTATCTTTCGCATTCGGGCTGTTTGTTGAGGATCGTCTTGAGGGTGTCGTCACATACGGCACCCCGTCCAGCGCAACGCTGCGACGTGGCGTTGCCGGGGATCAATACACGGCAAACGTGTTTGAGCTTAACCGCCTGTGCTTATTGTCAAACCAACGCAACCACGCATCGTTTCTTGTATCCAAGTCGCTGCGCATGATCGGCGGTGACAGAATTATCGTGAGCTTTGCGGATACAAGTCAGGGCCACGTCGGTTATGTCTATCAGGCCTGCAACTTTCTATATACCGGCCTATCCGCAAAGCGGACGGATTGGAAAGTCAAAGGCATGGAGCATTTGCATGGGCAAACCATTGCCGATGAGTTTCGTGGGACACCAAACCGAGCGGCAGCCATGCGAAAGAAATATGGCAATGACTTTTATCTAGCGCCAAGGCCGCGCAAGCACAGATATGTCTATATCGTCGGCAGCAAGAGATTCAAGAAGTCAGCCAAAAGCAGCCTGAAATATCCGCTGCAACCATATCCAAAGAAGGAGACAGCCAATGACACCTGAGCAGTTCAAAGAAGCCAGACGCGCGCTGGCATACAGTCAGCAGGCGCTGGCCGACGAGTGGAGCATGGGGGCCAATGGCGGGCGCACGATCCGCCGCTGGGAGCAGGGTGACAGGCCGCTGAACCCTGTTGCCGCATATGCCATCGGGATAATGATAAAAACAGCAGCAAAATTGCCGGAATAAGCATGTGCGCCAGTGAAAAATCCAGCGGCGCGTCAGTGGCGCACATGCCTGCTAAGTCATTGAAAACACTTGCGCCAGTGGCAAAATCCAGTGGCGCAAATCATGCTGCAAGAAGGCACAAAAAAACCCCCGATAACGGAGGTTGTTCAGAAAGTGCGCCACTGGAAAACGTGAATTTCCTCCGGAAATTATTGCACAGCGCACAACTTGTCAACCCTATCGTCACAGGTGCCTCAAAATGAGTGTCGGCCAGCAGCCACCACACACGATATTTTTGACGCAGCGCACAGCGCCAGTGACCGCGCCGCCTACGGGCTAAAGCCCTACGTCGCGTTCACAGTCGCAGAGCTTGCGTAAGCTAACTCACAGTTGGAAAGGAAAGATCACAATGGCCAGAACAAGTAAGCCAAGGTCAACAGCAGCCAAGAAGGCGATGGCCGAGCGTGGCACATTCAAGGTCGGTGGCAACTCGGACTACGGCAAGCCATACACAAAAGCAGTATCAATGGCAGTGGAACCATTCAGCCAGATGCTCAAGCGAGCGCAGCAGACTTGGGGGCAGCGGTTGCTGGAATGTGTGCCGCCAGCATACGCGGCCAGATATGCCAGCCTGGTCGCGGATCTGGATGAAGCCATGATCGCGGAAAACGCCAAAGCGACCGCCGACATCGCGGACAAGCTGTGCAAGGCTATACCGATCCTGCACAAGGCAGCACTCGACGCTGGCCACAATCCAGCATCGTCGGACGTCGTGACAACGGTGCTGGATGATGTGGTCTACGCATTCGTCGTGAGGGGCGACATAGGGCTTGTCAGGAGGCAGAACCCGACTTGGGTGGTCTATGCCCTGTCAGACGCAGCGTTGGCCTTCAGGGGGCGCGTCGAGGACATGATGCAGGAAGCAGCCAAGCACTTCCCCAACGTGAAGGTCAGCGAGGGCAGCAGGGACATCGTAGACGATGCCATAGAGTTCTGACAGCTCGCAGCATCAGCAAGACGACAGCAGGCCGTCACGTTAGCGCGTGGCGGCTTTTGCTATGTCGAGTGCTGGATGAGCGAGATGGCGTTGTGATGGGTGTTGGAGGGGGTGTGAGATGGGGTGAGCATTGATGCACAGATGTTGGGTGAGATTGGGGTTAGATATGCGCTCACGCACACACCGCTGGCCGCACAGCCTCGTGCGCGGGACGCTGCATAAGTCCAGTTGAACATGCTGGATAGGTCCAGATTGGGTCGGCATTGGCGCGCATAATGCAACCGTAAGGCAATGTGAAATGCTAAGTCATTGATATGTAACCATAATAGATTTAACATAATAGGGCTTATCGGACTTATAGGTCCAGATCGAGCCAGCATAGGTCCAGATCAGATTAGGCCCCCGGGTATGGGGCGCTGGCGGGGCGGGCTGTGACAGAGACATCCGCACACATGCAGCCTCGGAAAAAAAATTTAACTTGATTGAAAATGTGTCGGGGGGTATGTTTGGGGGGTGGCCGGCGACGTGACAGCGCCCCGACCACATGATTGGCCAAGGATAAGGAGAAAGCCAATGACGATTTCAATAGAGCAGCTACACGAGATTCTCAAGTACAACCCAGAAACCGGAAAGTTTACATGGCGAAAGCGCAATGAGGATTTTCCATCCTCCATTAAGTCTATCCGTGGCTTCAACGCCCGCAACGCCGGCAATCAGGTTTATGAAGAAAATCATAAAGGTTACGGAAGAATATCTTTGCTTGGCAAAAAATATAAATCTCATAGGGTCGCGTGGGCGATGCACTACGGCGAGTGGCCAGCGGATCAGATTGACCACATCAATGGTGTTCGGGGTGACAATAGGATTAAAAATTTACGATCTGTTTCTCATATTGAAAACTGCCGCAATGTTCAGATGCCAGCAAGCAATATGTCAGGGGTTATCGGGGTGTCTTGGGATAAATTTAATTTTCGGTGGGTGGCCCGAATTGGCGTTGATGGTAAAAGTATTGAGTTATGCCGGACTGTGGATTTTGATGAGGCAGTGGCATCCCGCAAAGCCGCTGAGGTCAAATATGGCTTTCACCCTAACCATGGGAGGCCGCCGTCTTGAGCTAACAATAGGCTAACCCCACCCCCCCACCCATGCGTTTCAGAACGCACCTTTCAAAAAAAAATTTTGCGTTGTATAAATCGGATTGAACGCATTTGGGAGAGTATTGATGGCGGGTCGGAAGTTTCAGCGGATGGTTATGAAGCAT